CCGGCAACTGTAATTCAATCTATAGCTGTGCCAACAGGTAAAATGATAGCTGGAATTGCCAAAAATTATTTTCTTAGTGTTGGTTCTTCTAAACAGATTGTTCGTGCTACAGAAGTTCATATTATTGAAGATGAAGATGTATATGTAACAAAACAATATGCTAATGGACACCCTAAGGACAACAATAGTTTTTTAATTTTTGATATAACTGGACTTTCAACTGAAATTCCTGAACCTTAATAATAAATTAATTGGAGGTAATAAAAATGGCATATAAAGTTATAAATACTTTTCTTGAAAAAAATCATGAAAATCTTGTATACAATAAAGGAGATGTATATCCATCAGAGGGGTTTGAAGCAGATCCTAAAAGAGTTACTTTCTTGAGGTCAAAGAGAAATAAATATAAAATAGCTTTTTTAGGTGAGGAAATAAAAGAAGAAAAGGTTGAAGATAAGCCTGCAGAGGAAGTAAGTAAAGATGAAAAAGTAGAGGATACTTCACAAAGCAAGGAAAATGCATCTAAAGAGGAAGTGAAAAAAGAAGTAGTCACTGAGAATAAAGAGACTACAAATGAAGAGGAGCTAGCTAAGTAATGGCTTTGAATGATAGTCTTTTAACTGATTTAAAAGATAAACTTCAAATCACCTGGGATGAATCAAATTCACAATTAATGAAAATGATTGTTAGAGGTCAGAAATATTTTAATGAGCTTTGTGATATAGAGTTTACATTTGAAGATGGTTCAACTGAAAGAGAACTTTTACTTGAGAGATGCAGATATGATTGGAATAATGCCTTAGATGATTTTGAGATTAACTACCATAAAGAACTTAGCAGGTTAATTCTAGATACAGCTCTTAAGCAATATGTTGCTGAAGGAGATGAGAGTAGTGGCACTGGAACAGATTCGTGAGACTTTTAATGATGGCATACTTCAATATGGTAAATATGAAACTTTACGTTCAGAATCCCGCAAGAGAATTGGAAAAACTTTTGTTTCATCCGGTTCTCTTTTTTATAGGGAATTATCTGTTAGGGAAAATGACTATCTGCAATTTGGAGCTATGGGGTCCACTCTTGATATTAAGATTAAAACTCCAATGCCGCCCTTATTAAAGAATATAAATAAGGATAATTTAATTATAAAAATTAATGATGCTGACTATAACATTATTAAGGCTGATAGAGATAGGAAATATCTCTATTTTTATTTGCATAAAGTGGAGGGCGATGTTAGTGAATGAGAAAACAAAGGAAAGATTAAAGAGACTAGATAATGATTTAATAACTAATCTTGAAAGCAATTTTAAAATAAAAGTATTTCAAGACAATGTAAGTGAAGATGAGCTTAAAAATGATTTGGGTAGCATATATAAGTATATTATTTTTGAGACAGGCGGAATGAGAAGACCGGAGGAAAAGAAATTTACTTTAATACAGGATATACTTGTAAGATTTTATGCTGAGGGAGTAGATGACCTTGACGGCATTCAAATTGATGTCATAAGCATATTAGAGAGTAAAGGATATTTTTTAGTAGATTCTACAAAAGGAAGCATACAAAAGGGCAATGAAGATTCCTTTGTTGATGCCATAGAATTTAATTTTACCAGGTCAATTAAATATGTGTGCTAAATGGAATATGGAGCTAAAAGGTGTAGATGAATTAATTAAAAATATTGAGAAGATTCCCGGAATATCTGAAAGCATAATAAATAAAAGGCTAAGATCTACCAGTGCACCTTTGGCCCAAATAGTAATTCAAGAAGAAATACCTATATCATCTTGGAAAGGTAGAATTTTAAATAAAAAACATGCCAGGGATAACAAAGCTCTAAAGGTAAAACATAGCAATCTGGCTTTTAAAATAGGTCCCAGTACAAAGTTTAATTATTTAAAATATCCTGACCTTGGTATAGGTACTTCAAAAGGGAATAACCCTAAGGAGTTTATTGAAAAGGGGTTAAATAAAGTTAAACCAGATATTATTTCTGATTTAAATAGTGCTGTTGTTAGAGAAATTAATAAAACATTAGGAGAGTGATAATATGGCTATAACAATTGAAGAGTTTGATTCTGTGAGAATAACCAATATGGGTATTAAGTTTATAGGGGAAACTACTTCTACAATACTTGGATGTATAGGGCAAATTGAAGGAGAAACAGAAGTATTTACTATTGTGAAAAATTGCGAAGGTGTGCAAGTCAAAAGTAAGAGTAAAGTAAGAAAGATGACTTTAAAAATAAATGCTCATGTGAAGGTTGAACCTTATAGAAAACTTTTTGGAATATCAAGTGACAATTTAAAAGCTGGTGTATACAGCTATGGTAAAAACAGTAATTTAAAATCATTTACTTTAACTGCAGATGTAATAGATGACTTTGAAGATTTAGTAAAATTGATTGCTTTCCCAAATTGTTCTTCAAATACAGGTCTAACATTAAAAATTGAAAATGGTGCAGATGAAGTTGCAGAGCTTGAACTAGAGTTTGATGCAATGATAGATGAAAATGGAAACTGCTATTATGAAGCTTTTGAGGATGAAATAACTGATGAGACGCTTAAAGATACATGGAGAACAAACTTTACTCCTGCTCTTGTAAAAATTGCAACACCATAGGAGGTTAAATAATGGAAATTGAATTTAATGATGGAACAGTCAAGGAAGTTGATGTAAATGTAACTGCCTTGACTCTTTTTAATTTACAGAAAGAAGGAATAATTGATGGTATTTTTCTTCAGGGATTTATGCCCAAGAAGGGAAGTAACAGAGTTGACCTTGATCCAGTAGCTGTTCTTCAGGCAGTTTATGCAGCATATCGGCAGGCGAATAAGCAAAGGTATATGAAATTTAATGATTTTCTCGAAAATTATTCTCTTGATATGGAAACAGATATGCCTATATTCACTAGTGTTATTTCAAAGAAGGCAAAGAAAAAATTCCAGGAGAATTTTAATAAAAAGGCGGCTTTGAATAGCGGAAAAAAGTAAAACTCCCAGAAATCCAGATTGAAAACGTAGAGGACTTATATGCACTCTACGTTTTTATTTTTGGCATAAATGAACGAGATTTTTGGGAATTGCCATTAGGTTCTATTCAACTTATTGCAGAAAATAAACTGGCCATTGAATCATGGAAATCTTATGAAGAGGAAAGGAGGATGAAAAAAGTTGGCAAATAATGAAGCACAGGTAACATTTAGAGTTTTCAATGAAGAATTTAATAAGGCAATGTCTGAGATGAACAAAGCTTCAAAGGATATGAGGCAGGAGCTTAAACTTGAACAAGAGCAATTGAAGATTACCGGAACTGAATCTGAAAAGCTTTCATCTGTTTTAAATAATCTTCAAAGACAATATGAAGTTTCTCAGCAAAAGACAAAATCTACGGCAGAGCAGCTTGAAGTTGTAAAAAAGCAGTTTGGCGAAAATTCTATAGAAGCTTCAAAAATGGAAACAAGTTTAAGAAGTGCTCAAATTGCTGAACAGCAGTTAGCTAATAAAATTGCACAAACAACTACTGAGCTAAATAAAGTAAAACAGGCTGAATCAGAGGCAACCAGTGAATCTATAAAGAGAAAACAGGCCCTTTCTCAGCTTCAAAATGAACAATCAAACCTGGAATCTTCCAGTAGAAAACTTTCAAGTGAATATGAACTTCAAAAGGCTAAAATGAGAGATACTGCAGATGAAGCAGAAAAGTTTGCCGCAGCACAAGAACATGTTAAAAGACAAATGGACCTGGCAAAACAGGTAATTTCTAATTTAGAGAGGCAATTAAATTTAGTAGAAAAAGAATATGGTCAAAATTCTACTGAAGCTAATAAAATGGCTGCAAAGCTTAATGAAGCAAAAACAGCTGTTGCTAATCTTGATAATGAACTTGGCAATATTAAAGGCAGTGGAGCGGATGCAGCTGAAACTCTTGATAGCATAGGAAAGAAAATTACTGCAGGAAATTTCATGAGAGCAGCTGAAATTCTTTCTGGTGTGGGAGAAAAGATAATTGAACTTGGAAAGTCTGCTGTTGAAGGTTCTTCTCAAATTGTTGATAGTCAGCAAGATATACAAAATAATTTTGGAATGACTTCTCAGGAAGCTGAAAAGACTCAAGAGATTGTAAGCAGAGTGTTTGAACATGGAGTAACAGATTCTATGGAGTCAGCTTCTAAGGCCGTTCAAACCGTTAAAACCAATATGGGTGATTTGAATGATGTTCAGCTTGAAGGTGTAACAAATAAGATTATTGGTATAGGCAAGCATACAGATACTGATGTAAATGAAAATGTAAGAGCGGCTTCACAGATAATGAAAAATTTTGGCATGTCTGCTGATGATTCTTTAGATATAATAGCTGCAGGTTTTCAAAGTGGACTCAATTATTCAGATGATTTTCTGGATACCTTGAATGAATATTCTCCACAATTTTCACAAGCTGGATTCAATGCTAAGGATATGCTTAATATAATTAATCAAGGAATGGTTTCAGGAGCATTTAATACAGATAAGGCAGCTGATGCAGTAAAAGAGTTTGGAATAAGGCTAAGGGATGGCTCTCTTGGAAAAAACATAGGACAGTATTCAAAGAATACTCAAAATTTATTCAAGCAGTATTCAAATGGAAAAGCTACAGCGGCACAGGTATTTCAATCTATAAATAAAGATATAGCTGGTACCAGCGACAATACTAAAAAATATAATATGGGTGTTGTGGCCATGGGAACACAATATGAAGATTTAGGAGATAAAGCTGTTGCAGCCTTTGCTACTACTGGTAATGCAATAGATGATGTTAAAGGAAAAGCAGATCAGATGTCTCAAAGATCATTGACTGAAGAATGGCAACAATCCTTAAGAGAATTACAGGATGTTCTTAAACCTATAGGAATGGATCTTATGGAGGCACGTACACCTTTAATTGAACTTATTGGTACTATAGCAAAAGGATTTGCAAGTTTACCAGAACCGGTTAGACTTTTTATAGAAATTTTCTCAGGGCTTATGGCTGTATTTGTCATTATGACTCCAATTATAGCAGCACTAGCCATTGCAATTTTTACACTGGATACGTCACTGTTACCTATTATAGCTATAGTAGCAATTGTGGCAGCGGCTATTGCTGGAATTGTACTTTTAATTAAAAACTGGGGAACTATTGTCACGTGGCTTCAAGGTATATGGACTTCTTTTACAACCTGGATTGGGACTCTATGGCAGAGTATTTCATCCTATGCTCAGTCTATTTTTAGTGGATTAGCCTTATTTTTTACCGGTATTTGGAACGGAATAGTAAGTGGAGCAATTAGTATTTGGACAGGTATAACAGGGTTTTTGAGTGGTATATGGAATGGAATAGTAATGGTTGCATCAACTATATGGAATGGTATTGTTATATTCTTTCAATTCATGTGGGAACTTGTGAAAGCTATATTTCAAGGAGCATGGCTCTTTATAACTTCAATTCTTATAGCAGCATGGAATATTATTGTAGCTTTAACAAGGCCTATATGGGAACCCATAGCTCAGTTTTTTTCATTTTTATGGGAAGGAATTAAAAATGTAGCAATTACAGTTTGGAACACCATTACAACAGCACTTTCTACTATATGGAATGCTATAGCAGCCTTTGTAATTCCAATTTTTAATGCTGTAAGTTCATTTATATCGGCGGTATGGAATTCTATAAGTGCTGTAACCTCAGCAGTATGGAGTGCTATTTCAGGATTTATTTCAGGGGTATGGAATTCTATAAAATCTAATGTTCAAGGGGCAATAAGTACAGTACTATCAATAATAACTGTAATTTGGAATGTTATAAGTGGAGTTACTTCTTCCGTGTGGAATAGTATTACAAGTGTAATATCATCTGTATGGAATACCATAAAATCCGGTGTTTCTAGTGCAGTAAATAGTGTAATGTCTGTGGTTTCTGGAGTATGGAATGGTATAAGAGCAGTAACTTCTTCTGTATGGAATGGCATTAAGTCTGCTATTACTGGACCTATTGAGGCTGCAAAGAATACTGTATCAAATATCATAAATACAATAAAGGGATTCTTTACTGGTATAAAGCTTAGTTTGCCTAAAGTTAATTTACCGCCATTGCCCCATTTCAAATTGACAGGGGAATTTAGTCTTAAGCCTCCATCCGTTCCACACCTGGGAGTTGATTGGTATGCAAATGGAGGTATTTTTGATCAAGCCAATGTAATTGGTATTGGTGAAGCTGGAAAAGAAGCAGCACTTCCACTTGTTGGTCATGCTATGGACCCTTTTGCTGATGCTGTAGCAAATAGAATGCTTTCAAGTCTTCCACAAATGGCAGAGTCAAAACTTGCACAAAGTGTCACTAATAATAACAACATAGTAATTAATGCTACCGTAAGAAATGATGCTGATATGGATAGATTAATCGACACTGTAAATGAAGGTATGGGAAAAACAGATAGAAGACAAAAGGCTGCTTGGGGGAATGCTTAATGTTGTATTTAGATGGAATTGCTGTTTCTGAGTATTATTTAAGTGTTAAGGAAAGGTCTGAAATTCCTACAGCTGAGAGAGATGTTGAGATTATAGAGATTAGAGGAAGGCATGGATCACTGACTAAGAAGTTTGGATATAAAAACAAGCCTTTGAAAGTTAAGTTTAATTTTCTTGAGGATGTACCCTTTAAGAGTGTGTTTAGAGTATTTAAAAATGTACTTTTAAATGCAAAGATTTTAAAGTTTAGTGATGATCCAGACATATATAACAAAATAAAAAATGTGACCATTGAAACAGCTACCAATGAAGTAGAAGAATACGGGGAGTTCATAGTAGATTTTCTTTTAGATCCATTTGATTATGAAGAAGATGTAACTATAAATATCAGTGGAGCTACTACTATTTTTAATCAAGGTTATGAGGCTGAACCTTATATAAAGATATATGGTGCAGGAACTGGAAAGGTGTATATTAACGGTCAATCTTTTCAGGTTACAATTGATGATTTTGTAGAGGTGGATCGCGACATGATGAATGCTTATAAGACAGTTAACGGTATAATCTCTTCCAGGAATGATAAAATGGTTGGAGTTTTCCCAATTTTATCTTCAGGGGAAAACAATATAAGTTTTGATGGAGGAATAACAAAATTAGAACTTATACCACGCTGGAGGTGGTTATAATTGTTCCCAATTCTTTATAAAAAAGATGAAACAGACTTTACTCATAATGGACTTGGAATTATGGCTGATACAATATCTGTAATGGTAACTGAGGAGCTTAATGGAGTATGCGAACTGAAAATTAAATATGATGCTTCAGGAAGTTTATTTAATATCATTGATTATGAACTCATTATTAAAGTTAAATCAAATGATACTCAGGAGCCGCAGTTATTCAGAATATATGATTATGAAAAAGACCAGGAATCAGATTCTATAGCTATTTATGCTCAGCATATAACTTATGATCTTGCAGGAAACTTTATTGAATCTTTAGAGGTTGAAAATCAATCTGCTATTTATGCCATGGAGCAAATTGAAGAGAACTTAGCATATCCTACACAATTTAATTTCACAAGTGATAAAGAAAATCTTTCTAGTACAGCCTTAAAAAAGCTTAATCCATTGCAAGCTATAGCTGGAGTTGAAGGTTCATTATTAGATGTATGGGGCGGAGAAATTGAAAGAGATAACTTTAATATCAGCTTAAAGAGCAGACGTGGAAATGATAATGGAGTAAAGATATCATGGAGAAAAAATCTAACTGGCCTTAATGCAAAATTCAATATAGAGGGAGTTATAACTGGTATTTATCCCTTTAAAAAACTTGAAGATGGCACAGAAGTTTATCTTCCAGAAAAATATGTTTATAGTTCTGAGGCTAATAAATATCAGTATAAGAGAATTATATCTGTAGATTTTGCCAGTGATGAAACAGTTACTAGCGTTGATACTCTTAGAACTGCAGCAGAGAAGTATTTTGATACTGGAGATAAAGACAAAGCTAAAGTAAGTATGACAGTTAAATTTGAGCCATTATGGCAGACGGAAGAATATAAAGGAGTTGCTAACCTTGAAAGAGTAGGCCTCGGGGACACTGTTTTGGTTGATAATGAAAGATTAAATATTACTGCAACTGCTAAAGTTATAAAGATTGAATTTAATGTTATAACAGAGAAAAATGAATCTGTTGAAATTGGAGATGTAAAAGCTAAATATACAAGTGCTGTAAATAACTCTATAAATACTGCTGTAAAAGATGCAGTTAAAGAATTTCCAACAAAAAGTTTTTTAAGTAATGCAATTGACAGTGCCACATCTAAAATAACAGGTAATAGTGGAGGAAACATTCTTTTATATCCCAAAGATCATCCGCAAGAGCTTTTTATAATGGATACTGAGGATGTAAATACTGCAGTTCATGTATGGAGATTTAATCTTTCTGGCCTTGGATATTCTTCTAATGGTGTAAATGGACCTTTTGAAGTTGCCATAACAGCTGATGGTCATATTGTAGCAAAGTTTGTTGACACTGGTGAATTGAATACAGAAATATTAAAAACTGCTACAATAGAAAGTTCTGATGGAACATTAAGCATTAGCCTTGGAGATAATAAGATAATTGTTACTCATTCAGATGGAAGCAAAACAGAGCTTTCAGGATCAGGAGCAAATAAAGTTATAAATGATGCTAGTTATGCTTATCATTCAATGATGTATGTTGGAGTTGCAATTATTCCTGATAGCCAAAATGATATAATTGTGCAGCTCCCAGATGAATTTAAGAATAGACAATTTACGGCGGTAGCCCAAGCAGCTTCACTTCAAAATTTAGCAGAAGGATTTGTTTTAAAGACATATGAAGTAATAGTAGATTCTGAATCAACAGATTATGAAAATGCAAGTATAAAGATAAAGGGTACTTGTATAGCTACTGAGATAGCTAATCCTTCAAATAGCCCAAAGATTGACTTTCAGATAACATATGTAGTAACTGCTTAAGGAGGTTCTATGGATAAAAAAATAACTATATTTTATTCTAAATCAACAGGAGATATCAAAGCTTTCTGTAGTGGAGAGCAGGATATGTCCTTTTTTAGTTCCAATAAAGATGACCTAAGTCTTATATGGGATTATATTGTTTTGGAAGATGATAATAACATTCAGAATAATTTGATGTTTAATAAAAGCCAATTCTATGTAGATGTAGAGAAAAAAGAATTGAAGAGGAGGGAATAGGTGTGGGATTAATGGAACCTAAAGAGATTATTTTTGATATTGATAAGGATCTTATACAGACAATAAGTGCAAATCAAGGAGATACAGGTAGGAAGATAAGGTTTTATTTACAATCAAATTCTCTTCCAATGGACCTTACCGGATATACTGTAAGAATATATATGATAAAACCAGATGGAGCACTTGTTTTTAACAATGTTGACATAGAAAATGTCAGCAGAGGACAAATTCTTGTAGAACTAACTGATCAAATAGTGGCTGTACATGGAGTTACTACATGTCAATTGAAAATATATGAATCAGATCAAAACCTTATAAATTCATCTATTTTTTATATAACAATTAAAGATTCTCTCATTGATCAGGTGATTGCTTCGACAAGTGAATTTAATGCATTGCTGGAGGCTTTAAATAAAGTTAATTTAGCAGATGCTTCTCCTAGAGCTGTTTATAGTAATTTAGCAGCATTACAAGCAGATACTACAGCTAACCACAACTATATTTATTTAACATTAGATGATGGAAAATGGAATTATTGGAATGGTTCTACATGGACTCCAGGAGGTCAGTATCAGAGTACTGGGATTGCTAATGGAAGTATATTAAATATACATTTAAAAAATCCATGGGGTCAAATAATACAGAAATCTGGATTATCAATTAATTTTAAAACTAAGTTAATCACGGCTAGTGGATTGTTCATTGTGTATAATAACAACCATACACAAGTACAAAACGCATCAGTTACAATTCCTGATGATGCAATATCGGGAACAAGTAATGTATATCGAGTATATGCAGATGGGAATGATAGCTTTAAGTTAAAAATTACCAGTGCGTATTCTAATGTTGGAAATAATGAATATACGTTAGCCTTGATATATAACGGAACTGTAATAGAAGGTATTAACAGAGGCAATATAATGATTTACGATGGTGCTGGAAATACAGTAAATTATCTACAAGATAAAAGTATAAGAACAGCGATGTTAAATTATAGCTATTTGAATGCATATATATTAAGTGGGAGGATAGATGTAAATACAACTGCTTATACAATTACAGTAACAGCAGGAACCATTATTGCTACAGGAGAGGAAAGATATACGTTTCTTGGAACAGATACAGTAATATCCTACAGCACATCACCAAACCCAACTTATGCAAAGTATTTGTATTTTAAATCTTCTTCTAAAACAATTGAATGGAGCGAGTCTTTAGCATCTTCCCAGACAGAGGATTATGCATTTTTAGGAGCAATATGGAATAGCAGAATACTTGGGGCATTTACATTACAACAATGGACTGTTAACTCAATTAGTAATGGGGGCTTTGGAAATCCTGTAGCACATACTGATATGGGTATGACTTATCTAAGTGCATTTATAATGCAAGGTGGAATAGACATAAATACAACTGCTAAGACTATATCTATTCAAGCGGGTACTATATGCACTTTAAAAGGATATTTTGGTGTAACTGCTACTGTACTCTCTTATGCAAGTTCTAGCAATCCAACATATGCCAAGTATATTTATGTAAATTTGAATAATAACACTATCGAATGGAATGATATATTCATTAGTTCTGATAGGAATAAAGCATTACTTGGTATACTATGGAATGGTAGAATATGGTCTGCCCCCACCTTACAGGTATGGACAGTTAATGGAGTTAAGAACGGCGGCTTTGGGAATATGTTATCAAATAATGAGATAACTTTCGATAATACAGCATACAAAGGTTATGGATATATAGGCTACACATCTAATAATGCTATAGAAATAGATACAGTAAATAAAAAGTTTAGAGTAACATCACTTATGAATATAATATACCATCATACTGCTGCAAATATTGCCACCCAAGATTGGCAAACATACTCAGAACCAAGTATATGGTATCTAAAAACTGTGTATATTGACTTAACTGATAATACCATAAAGGTATCAGTAAATTCCAATATTACTAATCCTCATATTATATTATTCCATTTTACTGGATACGCAAATGTAATTAATAGTACTATATTTGGGCCTATACCAAATATAACAGGAGTAACTGTTAATGGGTCGAAAACAGTGGAAAATAGACCAATTTACATTGGACAACTTGGATACGGAAACTGCAATGACCTTATAGAAATTGACTTAGTAAATTCTCGGATTAGACTTAATTCTTCATTGTGGGTAATGAGTAATGGGTTAAATGTGAATATAGCTGCCCATGACTGGAATCCTTTTGTTACGGGCACGAATGTGAACTATGTTTTAGTATGTTACGTAGATTTAGCAACTAATAAAATATGTATAGCTAATCATTCAGTGACTTTAAATAATGCAATAGTATTATTTAGATTCCAGGGGCCTACAGCAACTTATAAAAGCCATTATAGCAGTAGCTCCTTCTCTGTATTAATAAATGGAGCTAGCGTTCTTTTCTCAGCAGGGAATGCTGTATCAAGTTCAGCTACCTTTCCATGGGGTACAGACAAATTTATTATACCGGAAACTTTATACTTGGTTGCTGGATTAGAATATGGTATAAATCCACAAAATTTTAATTTCAATAAGGACTACTCTACAGATTTACTAGACTTTGAAATACCATTACCAACTAGAACTGAGCAATTTGCTAAGTATGGTAAAATCAATGTTCCATTTTCAGGGGATTTTTTAACTAAGGTGGTAGGAAAGTACCGCTTAGACAATACAAATGCATTATATAAAGATATTTTATTAAAAGTAAAAGATAAATCAGAGATTACACCAACAAGCAAAAAGGTAATTTACATCGGTGATAGTATAGTAAATGGAAATTTACCTAAGACATTAAAATACTGGCTTGGAAAGTTTGGAATAACTGCTACTATGTTAGGAACTATAAACAATGAAATAGATTATGGATATGGCATACAGCCACCATTATTAGTAGAAAAAGGTGAGGGCCGCGGGGGTTGGAGGCTTACAGACTTTGCAGAAACAACAAGGTATACAGAAGGCACCTCTGATGTGCTCCATTCCCCATTCTGGAATTCAAGTACATCTCAGTTAGACTTCCAATATTATTTAGATACAAATAGTTTGGAAGTGCCTGATATAGCAATAATAGCTCTTTTAACAAATGATATAACTGGGTACCACAATAAGACAGGCGCCATAGATGAGACCATGGATGATTTATATAATACTATAATTGAACGTGATTTAAAAACTTTGGTAGATATGCTATTGGCTGTTAACCCAAATATGAAAATAGCGATAAACCCACCTATGAGTAATGGCTTAGATGGTACATTTACTCAAAATGCTAATAAATGTGCTGAAAGAGAACAGCTAGTGTTTGAGGATAATGCAGAATATCCTAACGTATATTGTTTGGGTAGTTACTTGAGTAGTGCATGGACTTCAGCACCAACGTACAAATATACAAGTAATCCTGCACCAACACAACTTGATCCGAATAACAAAACTATGAAGACTAACTTTATAAATAATGTACATCAAAATGGTATGGCACAACTTCAAAATGCTCTGTGGGTTGCTTCATGGATTGCTAATATTATATAGCTTATAAAACAATATAGTGCAATTTTTCTATTTTAATTTTTAATTTAAATTTGTATTATTAAATAAAAATTAAAATAGGAGGAAATGATATTGATATTTTTAAATATAATTAAAATATTACTTCAACATAGAGAACTTATGGGGATGTTCACTTTTACGTTTATAATATTATCAATTTTATCAAGAGACCCGAAAACAGTTGGAAAGATTTTAATGATGACATTATTAGCATATACGATAGTTTTATTACTTTATAAATAATATTTATTAGACTTGGATTTATTCCAGGTCTTTTTTAATATAAAAAATTCAAGGAGGCAATCAATGAAAAGACGAATACTTAATGGCATAGTGGCAGGGGTTGGGGGTGTTTTAAATTATATTTTTGGCGGGTGGGATACTCCATTAACAGTGCTGTTTTGGTTTATGGGTATAGATTATGTAACTGGCCTTATAGGTGCAGCATATCAAAATAAACTAAATAGCAAAATTGGCTATAAAGGAATAGCTAAAAAGACATCTATTTTAATAGTAATTATAATTGGTGTACTTTTAGACAGGCTTATAAACAATAATATATGGGTTTTTCGTTCACTTGTTTGCTACTTTTACATAGCAAATGAGGGAATTTCTATTCTAGAGAATTGTGGAAAGTGTGGTGTTAAATTACCGGATAAATTATTAAATGCTTTAGAACAATTAAAAAAGAAATAATAAGGAGATTGATAAAAATGAACATTATTAATTCAAATATACAGTTTAGAAATAACCAACTGGTATATGGAAATAGACCGGATTTAATACTATTGCATCATGCAGAGGCAAAAAATTGTTCTGTATATGATATAGATAGTTGGCATAAACAAAATGGCTGGGCTGGAATAGGATATCACTATTTTGTGAGGAAAGATGGAAGTATTTATACAGGTAGGCCGGAGGGAGCCACAGGAGCACATTGCCCAGGAGTAAATAATCATTCCATTGCTATATGTGCAGAAGGTTCATATAATTCAGAGAGTATGCCAGAGGCTCAAAAGAAATCTATTGAAGAACTAGGAATTTATATTAAGAATAAATATGGAATTAAAAATGTTATAGGACATAAAGAAGTTCCTTATCCAACAGACTGCCCTGGTAATAACTATCCAATAAATGATATTAGAAATATGATTCTAGGGGGACAAAGTACCACTATTACAAGTTCACCACAACCAGCACCGTCTAACACTGGTTACTGGGGCGGCTATAACATGTATAAGGTTAAAAAAGTACAATGGCTTATCAATGGTTTAGGTATTGGAAAACTTGATATAGATGGGAAACTTGGAACACTTTCTTTGACAGCATTTAAGAAATTGCCTGCAGCTAAATATGAAGGGTATCATAATGACGCCTATACGGATATAATTTGTCAGCTTCTAGGAATAAAAACACCTGATAAATATTACTACAATAGATTTGTTGAAAGTAAAGTTATAACATTTCAGCAATTGAAAGGATTAAATATTGATGGGGTAGTTGGAATAAATACATTACTGGCATTATTAAGATAACTCTTTTATAGGGTTGTCTTTTTTAATATAAAAAATTGGAGGTATTTTAATATGGAAAATTACATTAATTATATTTATGGTGGATTAGGAGCAGTAATAGGATTTGTTGTTCCAATGGCATATAGAAAAGGAAAGCTTCTTTTAGGCACTGTTAAGAAAAAACTAGGAGACACTTATTATAATGAAGCAAAAGTACTTGTTGAAAGTTTAGCAAAATTACATCCAGAAGATTTTGCAGAGGATAAATTAACAAATCTATTAGATAAACTTGATAATAAGTTTGGTGATCATTTAAGTAGAAATACCATTAAAAATTTAGTTGATTTTGCAGCTAAGACTATAATTGCTGATGTAGCTAAAGAAGTGGTACAGAAATAGTTTTGAGCCTAGAGTCAGAGTAAAAGCTGACGCTAGGCTTTGTTTTTACTCTATACCTACATATGAATTGATTTCTATGTTTTTGTATTTTTCATGAAAAAAATAATGAGCTATAAATTCTCGACTAAGCAAAAATAATTTATTTAAATATTTTTCAAGATCATTAGCATTAACTACATTTCCATGAACAATATCATTTCGGATACTTACAATTTTACCTAAATCATTTTCATTAAATTTAAGTTTATTATAATTGCAAAATAAAGATATTTTTGAATATGTATCATTTATCTCATTACATATAAATTTTTTAAATTTTCCTGAAATAGAATCAATCTTATTGTCAGAATAAGTTATAAATGTTTTATCCTTTATAAATTTTTTTAAAAAACTTTTTACTTCAGATGATTTGAATTTTTTCAGTTGTATTTCCTTTAAATCAAAAAAAGCTTTAGATATAATTTCTATTATTTTATAAAAATTAATAAAGGCTTCCTCAAAAAAGCTATCCATACAAAAATATTTAAATCCATTATAAAAATGTTTGATAGAAAGATTAAATAAGTCTTTGTCCTTATTTATGTTGTTTATTTTATTTTCTAATGTATTAAGTTTTTGTATTTTTTGTGTATAAGGTTTTGTTTCAGATAAATCAATTTTATCAATTGTTTTAGACGATATATGCTGACTAACTTCTCCTATTATTGGGGTGCAAAAGATATAAGAAAGGATATAAGATGAGTAATTGATTTTTAAATTTGCTGTATTAAGATTATTATCTAAAGAATAATAATGGACATCTAAATATCTATCTTCTTGAGTATATTCATAAGTATAATAGCACTCCATAAATTTAAATACTATACCATTTTTTAGTTTTAAATTGAATTCATAAGGCTCAAATATGTCTAAATCATTAAAACAAATACCCGTATAAAATTTATTAATCATATGTATCTCCAATCTATAAATATAAATTTTAGATTATTATACCATGAATGTATTAATTTGTTGTCAATATATTAATATTTTGTTACAATATAATAAAATATTAATACTTTAAAGGGGATAAATATGCAAAATAAATACATACCAGGATTCAGGTCAGGTAATAAATGGAAAATGATAATTGCGTCAATTTACTACATACTTTCTTTATTATCACTTATAAATGGGTATAAAGGAGTTGGAACACTTTTAATATCAATAGCAATACCATTTATAATATTTCATGGAATTACTGCAATTAAGACACGTAAAAAAGAGTCATTAATAATGCTAGTAGTTGGAATTATAGTTCTTATAATTGGAATTGCTGTACTTCCTTCTTCAGAAAAAACATTAGATACACAACAAAATACTACATCAGAAAATAAAGCTAAGCAAAATGATGCATCTAATAATGAAAATAATAACACCAATTCATCAGTTCAATATACATCAGTGGAATCTAAGCAGGGTGACATTACAGAAGATATAAAAATGAAAATCAATGGTACTTATTTAAAATCAGCAGTTGTAGAAGAAAATAAAATTACAGTTACATATAAATATTCTAAGAATGTAGAAAAAGATGTTCAATATTTTGAAACTGGAGATAAAATTAATAAAGTACTTATGGAAGATCCATTTAGGATTATACGAAATTATAGTAATGTTAATCAAATACACATAGATGTTGTTAATGAATCAGAAACTTATTATGTAGATATAACTAAAGAGCAGCTAGAAAATTTCTTAGGCTTCAAAATGAGTACAATAAAAGATAATGATGAATGGGTAAGTAAAGTTTCTAATCCTATATTTACAAAGGAAAAAAGACAAGCTTATGTAAATCAATATGTTAGAGTAAAGAAATAATGAAAAGGAGTAGCTTAATAATAGTTACTCCTTTTAAATTTCTTCACCTTTAAATCTAGATATCTTTCTATAATCTTTATAATTACTAACTAGCTGTTTAATTTCATAAATAATGAGTTCTTCAGGATCCTCAGGTTCAGAAAGGAATTCTTCAAGTGAAAGTTTTTCACCATCAGTATCTCCTTCAAGCTTTAAGTTATAAAGAAGACCATAACCCTGTCTTATCCTTTTTCGCTCAATAGCCATCTCGATAGTTTTAAATACCTCATAGGTTGGAATATCTGTATCTTTAAATGTGTACTTTAGAACCTCAACAATACCGGAAGAATCCATTTCTCTTATATCGCATAAATATAAATCTTCTAAATTTAAATTATCATAGTTTTTTAAGGTCATTCTTTGGCCAGTATAAGCTAAAGTCCATATCTTCATGATTTGCACATCCATGAGGGAGTAGAAATTATAACTTTTTCTTTTATTGCTGTATTCCCCAGGCATGGTTTTAAGAAAAAGACTTTGGTCATAGTCTTGGGAGAAAAATAAACAGTGAAAATGAGGGTGGTATGTGTCTGCAGTAAAATTGTAGGTTATTTCTAAAACCTTAAGAGCTGCATCAACTTCAATTAGCCTATTGTCGAATCCTTTAGTAGTTTTATTAAGAGAATAGTTTAATGCTTTAAATAGTTTCTTAAAGGCTTTGTTCATCTTTTCTATAGTATTTCGTAATTCTGGCCCGTGAATATTTGGTATTGTTAATGTGACTAAATAGGGGTTATAGCCTTCAAGTAATAGTTTGTTAAAGGGATTTTTTAAATTGTGTATTGCTCCTGCTAAATCCCATTTGCGGCAATTAGGACAGAATCTATTATTCATACAGCGATTAACTTTCTGTAAGTCCATTAATTTATTGTTTTTATAAACATCCCAAGTCCATATGTTTAGACAATTTCTAATTCGCTTTGATTTTCTAAATAACATTTCTGAATATGCTTGTAAAGGAGTTTTTAACTCTTTGCTCATTTCAATATACCAGTTAGCATATTTGTTATTATAATTTATTTTTCTCTTATTCATTTCCATCAGAGTTTCATTTGTAAAATCCATGGTTATGGCCCCCTAAACAATTTTAAGTATCTCAAAGTACCACGGTTAAGCCATTATTACACTTGTTTGTATAAGTATCGAGATATATAAGAACTACTACCAAAGACAACGGAATCATTCCATTATTTTGTTATCACAAAATTTTCGTTGTCTTTGGTAGTCTTGATTAAATCCTTAACAAAATTGTAATTAGGCTCAAAGAATGGACTTTGAAACTTAACTGGCTTTGTATTCACACCATCTATAAAGATATATCCATTACCAGGAGCATTACTATTAAGCTCTAGAGAATTAAAATCAGAGCCAAATATCATGCTATATGCAGTTTTCGACATTTCTCCCAGAGCTATTCTAAGGCCTAACTGGTCACGTATATTGGTTTTAATAACGTCAGCATCCGGTCTTTGAGTAGTAAGAATCATAAACACGCCTGCTTGCCTACCTTTCATTATTATTTCAGCCATGTAGTCATTAACTTCTTTAGACAATTTCTTATCTACAGATGCCATAAAAGCAGCCATTTCATCAAAAATTATAACTATAGGTCTATATCCATAATCTTTATAGTCTTTTCCAAACCTATAGGAAGAAAGTTTTTTAAATTGCCCATAACGAGAATTCATTTTCTCTATAGTTTCTCTTAGAATTTTGGCTATTTGAGAAGAGGAGCTAGCAACACAATCATTAAATAAATTTTCTAAGTAAGATAAGTCAGATATTTTAGGGTCAAGTATTTTAATATCTGCATTTAGAAGTAAAAAAGTTTTTATTAGATATGCTAAGAAATAAGTTTTACCCTTGCCGGTTACACCACTTATAAGGGCATGAGGACACTTTCTAAAGTTCCATTGTAATTTACTATTTATAGGTATAAAGTCACCTTTAAGTTTATTTATTTCAGTTATATTTAATCTCTCTGTAGTTGTTCTATCTAATTTATAAACCATAAATCCTGTGGATTGTTCTTTAGATATACACTCCATTGTGAATAAGTCTTCCAAAAGATTTTCTAATTGTGTATAAGTATCTCTATATTGACTTCCATCAAGTCTTATTTTTATTTTTAAATATTTATCTGTAAAATTATAATATATCTCTGGTCTATATATTAATTTTTTATCCTCTACCTTATAAAATCCATTATTTTTAACTAATCTATATAAGCTATCTTTTATAAATTTACTAAAAGAATTATTTGAAAAATATTTGTAAGCTATAACTCCACCAAGTAAAACTACTACATTGCATAAAGCTATAGAAGTAGTAAATCCATAAAGAATAATAATAGATCCTACGGTGGCAAGAGAATAATTTAATTTCTGTTCAAAAGAATCTACATTATTAAACACATAACTTTTCATGATATCCTCCATGTAATTAATAAGAGAGAGAGGAGAGGCAAAGCTCTCCATTAAGGTGCTGGTACAACTTCCATTATGTCTCCAAGTCTTAAACCAAAATTACTTTGGCTGAGTGAGATCTTAACAGTTACTTCATGCTGTAGGTTTTCCTCAAACTGCGTTACTATGCTTCTATCACTGTTGTTAAAAGTTAAAGACTTTCTTCTCTTATCAATTAAAGTTGACATTGTGATATTGGCTCCAAATCCATTTTTCCCTTGATATGTTTGAACATCTTCTACAGTACCAATTATTATTACTGGCATAACAAACAACTCCTTTTTCTTTTATGTTATATATGTATGATGTAAACAAGGAAATGTTTCCTATTTTAAAAATATTTTTTACAATATAAAATAATTTCTTATAGAAGAATTAAATATGTAAAGAAAAAAGTTCCTATTCATCTTCTAGGAACCAAATTGTTTCTACAGGCTTATTTAATAATTTAGCAATTTTTAATATAGTACTTATATTGCCTTGTACATTGTTATTTTCAATATTGCTATAAGTAGTATTGCTGATTTGCAATATCTTAGCAAATTCTATTTGATTCATCATATACTCTTTCATCCTAATTTCTTTTAACCTATTTTTCACCCCATAAATACCACTCCTTACTATTTATTAGTATTCTTTAAATGTTGTAAATTTCCTTTATTCTGGTAAAATGTTATTAGTATATTATTAAGATATTAATAAAAGGGAGCAACTATATAAGCTACTCCCTTAATAATGATAAAATAATATTTTGAAAAAATCTTACATTATATAAAGATATAAAGGCAGAACAACTATAGAGATAGCCTACCAAAAGCGTACTAAAAACGTACCTATATTTCTTGAAACCATTAAAATTAGTCATATAATACATATAATTAATTTATTAAATATAAGGAATATCAAGGTTTTATAATTAATACTAACTTAAGTTTATCCACAGGGAAGAATAGATAAACTTAAAAAAGTTATACACAAATATAACTATAAATAAGAAAAATAAATGTGGATATGTGTATAGATTTTTTAAGTTAGAGCTTTTTATCACAATGTGGATAA